ATGTTCTCCTCGCCCGTACCGATTCTGCCTGCACAGGCCCGGCCGCATGTCGATGTCGATCATGTGGCTGCGCAGGTCGACTCCGCACAGGTTGCGCTGGCGGCGATCGCGCGTCTGGCCGGGTGGGCGCGGTCCGGGCATGGCGATGATCTGGCTTTGCGTGCCGAACTGCCTGCCGCCCTCAGCGTGATACCCGCAGAGATGGCGCGGGATGTCGCTCGCAAACTCGATAGCCTGGGGATCGCGCTGCACGCGGGGCTGGTCGCGCTTGAACGGGCGCGCAGGGCCGGGCGACTCAACCGGGCCGCTGCCGCTTTGCTCCATGCCGAATGTGCCGAGGCGCTCGCGCTGGCGCTGGCCGGGATTGGGCTGGCGCGGACCGGATTAGCCAGCACAGGGTATTTAGGCCACAATTGAAGACGGCGGCCAGGCTTTTCTTTGTTCTTGTTTTGTATTAGGGTTGGGCATGACCCAAGCCAGCCTGCGCTCCGATCCTGCTGCACCGCAGATTTCGCCGCTCACCGATACGGCACCACCGTATGCACCGCCCAGTGGAACGCCCGATAGCGTTCCGCCTCAGGGCGCGGCTGCTGTGGCGCGCGGGGTGGCGCGATTGTTTCGCCGCAACCAGATCTGGGTGGCGCCTGAAATCGCCCTGCCCAACGGCCGCCGTGCGGACCTCATGGGCATCGATGCACGCGGGGGCATCGTGATCGTCGAGATCAAGGTCTCCCGCGCCGATCTGCTGGGCGATGGCAAGTGGCCGGAATATCTGGACCATTGCGACCGCTTCTACTGGGCCTTGCCGCCCGCGCTCGATGCTGCCCTGGTGCACGCGCCTGCGTTTTTGCCCGATGTCACCGGCCTCATCATCGCGGACGCCTATGATGCAGAGATCATCCGCCCTGCTGCCACCCGCCCCCTCGCGCCCGCACGGCGAAAGAACGAAACCGCCCGCCTTGCCGGCCTTGCGCTGCGCCGGCTCAATTATCTGCACGACCCGGCAGGCCCTGATGAGGTCTACCGATAACCAGATAGGTTATTTCTGTTGACATCGTCACGCTGATATGGCACAAATCATGAACATCGAGATGAAGCGATTCGCACAGGCGGCCTGACGCAAGGGCAGCCGGGGCGATGCGCTTCCCGATCGCAGGTTTTCCTGCATACCCTTGTCATTCCAAACAATCCCGCGCGGAGATGTGCGTTTGTCTGAAACCGTGTTGGAGGAACGCTTGCAGGCGTTTCTCGATCATCTGGCTGAAACGTCCAACGTTTCGGTCGCGGCCAAGCGTGCCGGTGTGTCGCGCTCTGCGGTGTACCGGTTGCGCGCGACCAGCCCTATTTTCAGCCTCGGCTGGCAGGCTGCGATTGCCACGGGCTATGACGAGCTGGAATTCCGGATGCTCAAGACCGCGCGTTTCGGCATGCTCAAGCCGGTCAAGCGCCCGGATGGCAGCATCGGGCGTGCAACCGAATATGACGACGCCCAGGGGTTGAAGCTGCTGATCGCGTACAAGGCCAGCGTCGAAAAGGCCGGCCCCGGCAAAGGACATGGCGAGCTGCTGGGCGATGCCGCCGCCGCGGCGAGCGCGCGTGACCGGCTGGCAGTGACACTCGAGCAGATCCGGCAGCGGCTTGATGCGGCGATCGACAAGGACAGTCAGTCCGGCGACAAAGATAGCCAGGTCGGGACCAGGGCGGGAGATGCCGACGCTCCCGACGCGGCCTCGCCGCAATGACGGCGCGATCGCTGGCCGAACGGCTGGCGGTGCTCTCTCCCGATCTGGCGCGATGCTATATCGACGGGCTGGCCGACACGGTGGTCGCCGGGCTTGCGCACCACTGGCGGTTCTGGGCGCGGCCCGAGCAGCTGGCGCCCCCGGGCGACTGGCGCATCTGGCTGATCATGGCCGGGCGTGGCTTTGGCAAGACTCGCGCCGGCGCGGAATGGGTGCGTTCGATCGGCGAAACTCAGCCCGATGCGCGGATCGCGCTGGTCGCGGCGAACCTGGCGGAGGCGCGCAGCATCATGGTGGAAGGCCAAAGCGGGTTGCTGGCGATTGCGCCGGATGCCAGCCGCCCGCTTTGGGAGCCTTCGCTGCGGCGGCTGCGCTGGCCGGGCGGGGCGCAGGCCACGCTGTTTTCGGCCGCCGAGCCAGAGAGCCTGCGCGGGCCGGAACACAGCCATGCCTGGTGCGACGAAATCGCCAAATGGGATAACGCGTCCGGGCGGGCGATGGCCGCGTGGGACAATCTGCAACTGGGGCTGCGGGTGGGCGCGCTGCCGCAGGTCGCCGCGACGACGACACCGCGTGCGGTGCCCCTGGTGCGGCATCTGCTCGCCGCTTCCGGCCTGGTGATCAGCCGAGGGAGCAGCCACGCCAACCGGGGCAACCTGCCGCATGCCTTTCTGGATGCGGTGGAAGGCCATTACGGCGGCACGGCACTGGGGCGGCAGGAGCTTGACGGCGAACTGCTGGAAGATGTCGAGGGTGCGCTTTGGAACCGCAGCCTGATCGAGGCCTGCCGGGTACGCTGGAGCGCGGGCACCTTCGTCCGCGTGGTCATCGGCGTCGATCCGCCCGCCGGATCGTCCGGCGATGCATGCGGAATCATCGTGTGCGCACTTCTGGAGGATGGCCGCGCGGCTGTACTGGCCGATGCGTCGATCGAAGGCGCTTCGCCCGAGCGGTGGGCGCGGGCGGTCGCGCAGGCCTCTGACTCGTGGAAGGCCGATCGCATCATCGCCGAAGCCAATCAGGGCGGCGAAATGGTGGGCGCGGTGCTGCGCGCATCGGATATCGCGCTGCCGGTGCGGCTGGTGCACGCCAGCCGCGGCAAGGTGGCGCGGGCCGAGCCCGTCGCTGCCTTGTACGAGGCGGGAAGGGTGCTGCATTGCGGCACCTTTGCGCGGCTGGAGGACGAGCTGTGCGGCCTGATGACCGGCGGCGGCTATCTGGGGCCGGGCCGCTCGCCCGATCGCGCCGATGCGCTGGTCTGGGCCTTTACCGAATTGATGCTGGGACGGCGCGGCACCCCGCGCATCCGCTCGCTGGAGAACTGATATGGGATACTGGACGGAGCTGGCCCTCGCCTTCAAGGGCGCGGGGAAAGGCGCTGCGCGCGCGGATCGGCCACCGTTGGCACGGGCGTTCATAAGTCCGTGGAGCATCGCAATGGCCGATCCTCCGGCGTCGTACACCGAACAGGTGCGCAGCGCTTATGTGGACAACCCCATCGCCCAGCGTGCGGTGCGGCTGGTGGCAGAGGGGGTCGGCGGTGCGCCATTGGCCGCATCCGATGCGTCGATCACCTCGCTTGTTTCGACGACCAGCGCCGGCCAGGACTTGCTGGAAACGCTGGCGGCGCATCTGCTGCTGCACGGCAACGCTTATGTGCAGGTCCTGCGCGATGCCGATGGGCAGCCGGCCGAGCTGTATGCGCTTCGCCCCGACCGAGTGACGATAGAGCCGGACGCGCGCGGCTGGCCCGCAGCCTATGTGTACCGGGTGGGCGATACCGTCACGCGGCTTGCGTGCCAGGAAGGGGATGGCGCGCCGGTCATCCTGCATATCAAGGGCTTTCACCCGCTGGATGACCATTATGGCCTGGGCTGCCTGGGCGCTGCGGCGCGCGCGGTCGCGGTGCACAATGCCGCCAGCCGGTGGAATCAGGCGCTGCTCGACAATGCCGCGCGGCCATCGGGCGCGTTGGTCTATCGGCCGGACGAGCCGGGCGGCGTGCTTTCGCCTGACCAGTTCGCGCGGCTGAAGGGAGAACTTGAGGCCAGCTTTGCCGGCAGCGGCAATGCCGGGCGGCCCATGCTGCTGGAAGGCGGGCTGAGCTGGCAGAGCATGGCGCTTTCGCCTGCGGACATGGATTTTGTCGCGCTGAAATCGAACGCCGCGCGCGAAATCGCGCTGGCATTCGGCGTGCCGCCGATGCTGCTCGGCCTGCCCGGTGACAACACGTATGCCAATTATCGCGAGGCGAACCGCGCCTTGTGGCGGCTGACCCTGTTGCCGCTGGCGGACAAGATCACAGCGGCCATCGCGCAGGGGCTGGGGCATTGGTGGGCCGATGCGGCACTTGCCGTCGATCAGGACAAGGTGCCCGCGCTGTCCGAAGACCGCGAGCGGCTGTGGGCGCAGATCGGCGGTGCGGATTTCCTCTCGCCGCAGGAAAAACGCAGCATGCTCGGGATCGCGGCAGCAACAGGCGAGAACAAGGGAGCGTGATGATGGACCGCGAAGACATGCTGGCCAGCCTGCTCGCACAGGCCGCCGAAGAGGGCGCCGATCTTGGAACCTTGCGTGCCATTATCGAGGAGTCCGGGGATTTGAGTGCCGCCCGCGCGCTGGCCAGGATCGGCCTGGACGATGCCCGTGCCGGAGCCGACATGCGCGAGCTGCGCGAATTGCTGCAGGCCTGGCGCGATGCGCGCGCCGGCGTGTGGGGCGCTGCGTTCGACAAGTTCGTGCGCGCGGTCATGGCGATCCTGCTGGCAGCGCTTGCGGTGCAGCTGGGCGTCGGCGATCTGGTTCAGTGAGCGTGCGCTTTGCTGGCTATGCCGCCTTGTTCGACCGGGTCGATCGCGGCGGCGATATCGTGCGGCGTGGGGCTTTTGCACCGTCGCTGGGCGCAGGCGAACTCCCGCTGTTGTGGCAGCATCGCCCCGACGCACGGATTGGCACCATCGTCCATGCCAGCGAGGACCGGCGCGGCCTCAGGGTGATCGCTACGCTCGACCTTTATGCGCAGGATGCGCTGGAGGCATTGCACAGCGGCGCGGTGACGGGCCTGAGCTTCGGTTACCGCGTGGTCCAGGCGCGCGGCACGGCCCCGCGCGAACTGATCGCGCTCGACCTGGTCGAGGTCAGCCTGGTCAGCATGCCGATGATGCCGGGTGCCAGAGTGCACATGCTGCGCTGACGCCACACCCCTTTTTGCCGTGTTCTGCCCTGCTTCAGCGGGGATTTGTTGTGCCCGAAATCCCGGGGTGGTCCCCGTGTGATGTGTAACCTGAAGGAAAGTGCCCATGGAAATGCCTCCAAACCCTGTCGAGCTCAAGGCCGATGCCGATCCGCTGGCGGCCTCGTTCGATGCCATTCTGAACGCGGAAGACCATGCCGAGCGTATCGCTGCGCTGGAAACCGGGCTCGACGGCGTCCGGTCCGATGTCGATGGCCTCAAGGCGGAAGGCGCGACGATGCGCGAGCGGATCGAGCGGCTGGCGCGTTCCAGCGGTCGTCCCTCGCTGGGCGGCGGTGACGGTGTAGCGCCCGAGACCAAGAGCTTTGTCGATCAGTACCTTCGCCGCGGGCTTGAAACCGGAGTGAAGAGCTTTGCAGCCACCAGCGGTCCGGATGGCGGCTATGCCGTGCCGCGCGAGATCGACGCGCTGATCGCCCGCACGCTCGCCGATATCTCGCCGATCCGCGCGATTGCGCAGGTCGTGCAGACGGGTACCGCGGGTTATCGCAAGCTGGTGACCACCGGCGGCACGCCCTCGGGCTGGGTCAGCGAGGTTGCCGCGCGGCCGGAAACCGACACGCCTGCCTTTGCCGAGATCGCCCCGCCGACTGGCGAGCTGTATGCCAACCCCGCGGCCAGCCAGGCGATGCTGGACGATGCCGCGTTCGATGTCGAAAGCTGGCTGGCTGGAGAGATCGCCGAGGAGTTCGCGCGGGCCGAGGGCGCAGCATTCGTCAGCGGCAGCGGCACCAACCAGCCGCGCGGGTTCCTGGCCGGTACGCCCACCCCGCAGGATGACGCCGCCCGCGCCTTTGGCGTGCTGCAATATGTCGCCGCTGGTGCCGATGGCAATTTCGCCAGCACCGATCCGCAGGACCGGCTGGTCGATCTGGTCCACGCACTGCGCCCCGCCTATCGCCAGGGGGCAAGCTTTGTCATGAACTCGTCGACGCTGGCGCGGATTCGCAAGATGAAGACCGATGACGGTGCGTTCCTGTGGCAGCCCTCGCTGGCAGCGGGGCAACCTGCAACCCTGCTGGGCTATCCGGTGGTCGAGGCCGAGGACATGCCGGATATTGCACCCGGCAGCCTGTCGATCGCGTTCGGCAACTTCCGTGCGGGCTACCTGATCGCCGAGCGCAGCGCGACGACGATCCTGCGCGATCCGTTCACCAACAAGCCGTTCGTGCACTTCTATGCCACCAAGCGGATCGGCGGCCAGGTGATGAATGCGCAAGCCATCAAGCTGATGAAGTTCGCGGCCAGCTGAGCGTTGCGATGAGGCGATGATGCGAGCCCCGGGGTGCGGCGCAGTCCGGCCCCGGGGCTCACGTCCGGTCGAAGGGAGCTTTAAGACAATGCAGTATGTGTTCGCCGATCTGGTTGCCGAAACCAGCCATACGACCGGGACCGGCGATCTCCGCCTGGAGGGTGCGCTTCCCGGCAGCAGGACGTTTGCGTCCGTGCTGGCTGCGGACGACCGGTTCTACTACGTCATCGATGGCGGTCCGGCTGATCCAGTCCATTGGGAAGTCGGCATCGGCACGTACCTGGCAAATGGCGATATCGCCCGCACGCCGATGGTGTCGTCGAGCGGGGCAGGCGCGGTCGATCTAGCGGCGGGCGCGAAGACGGTCGCGCTGACGGTGGCTGCCGAGTTCTTCGCAAGGATTCAGGACCATGACGTGTTTGCCGCATGGCAGGCAAGGCCGGGCAACAGCGAGGCGACAGTCGATGATTTCATCGACGCGATGCTGGGAGTTGATGGTGTGGCGGTTGCGATGCCGCGGTTGAGCGGGGAAGGAACATCCCGCAAGCAGGGCCTGGCCTTTGTCCCGCCTGTCGGCATGATCGACAGCGCTGGCGACGACAATGCCGTGACGGCCGGCCTGTTCAACACTATCAGCCGATCTGAAAGCGGTCCTTTGGGGCGGGAAGCCTTTTACGAGACGGCCGTGGGCATCGGCACCAATTGTGGGTCCGATGGCCGGCCCATTGAGGGGTTCACCGGATCGGCATTTTTCCGCGCCAAAAGCTTCTGTCATTCTTCCGGCTATTTTGCGACCGAGACGACCATCGGCCATGTGGCGCGCGATACCGATGCGCAGCAGCAGGTGTTTCACGCCAGCATCCCGGTCAATAGCGCAGACCGCGTTACCAACGGCTATGTGGCCATGGCTGCGCCCGTGTTCGAGTTCAATGCTCCGGGGGCTGGCACCGGGGTGCGGATGAATCTGGCTGCTGCGGCGCGGACGATCCAGCTTGGTTCCGGATCTTATGGCGCGCACCCGATGCTGGTGTTTCGCACCAACGATCGGAATGTCGCCCAGCAAAGCAATGCCGATGGGACCGCCAATCTGCCCCTGCCGTACATCAATTCCGACAACAACCTGGAGTGCAGGGGGACGCCGGTTTACATCGTCAGCACCACCGGGGCGACCCCGCTGGGCGGTGGAGAGAACGCATCGACGCTTGCGATCAACGTCACCTCGCCGATTTCAGGGGCCAGTGCCATCCGAGTTGCGTCCGCTGCGACGACAGGCAATTTTTATGCCCTGTCATTTCAGGGGGCGGCCACTGGGCGGCTGACCAGCCTCATATATAATGCAGGCTCAGGCCCGGCGGTCATGGAGCTGCAAAGCCTGAACGGGCCGGGCAGCGACGGCCTGATCGCGCTGTCAAACGTCGGCGGGGGCGGCCAATCCTGGACGATCGGCCGCGACAACAGCGACGGCAACAAGCTGAAGATCGAGAAAAGCTATCTGACGGTGGGCGATGCCGCCAACCTGTTTATGGAGTTCGACCCGGCGGCGAACGTCGCGCGGTTCGGCATGCCTGCGCAACTGAAATCCTATACTGTGGCTGCCCTGCCATCGGCGGCGACATCGGGCGCGGGCGCGATGGTTTTCGTGACCAACGAAAGCGGCGGCGCAGTGCCTGCATTCTCGGATGGCGCCAGCTGGCGAAGGATAACCGACCGCGTGGCGGTCAGCTGATCGCCGCTACGGCGCGCAACGCTCCACAGATTAAGGACTGAAAACATGATCGGATCGATGCCGATTGCCGCCGGACCGGCGGCGAGCCCGTACTGGCGCCGTCGCCCGGCCGCATCAGCCCCGGCAAGCGGAGTGCCGCGACCCGCGCACCGCCTTCTCGTCGCCCCAGCCGACAGAACTGCACAGCCACATCGCGGGCAAGGCCCCGTCGTGAGCGGCGCATAAAGGAGCATTGCCCATGAACCTGCTTTTCAAGGACCCCGATAGCCGGGTCGACTATTTGGTGGACTGGGGTGCGGCGCACCTCGGTGCAAACAGCATCACCGCCAGCCAATGGTCGGTCCATCCGCAGCATGACGCGGGGCTGGCCGTGGTGGCGCACCGCCATGACGCACGCACCACCACCGTCAGCCTGGAAGGCGGCCGGGCAGGGATGGTCTATGACGTGACCAACCGCGTCAGCCTGTCGAACGGCGAGCTGGACGAACGCTCGCTCAGCGTCCGGGTGGAGCAGCGGTAATGGCGATGGTCACAAGCGATGCCGCCCCGCTCGCTCCGGCGGCGCTGGCCGAGGTCAAGGCGCACCTGCACATTACCCGCGGCGACGATGACCCGGTCCTTGCAGGAGAGCTGAGGACCGCGATGGCCCTATGCGAACAGTTCATCGGCCAGTCGCTGATGCAGCGCCCCCACCGCGAAACCCTGCCGGTGGCGCGGGACTGGCAGGGTCTGAGGGCCGGGCCGGTGATCGCCATCACCGGCGTCAGCGGCATAACCGCCGATGGTAACCGCATGGCGTTGCCGAGCGATGGGTTCGCCATCGACATCGCCGCGGATGGATCGGGCCGGGTGCGTGTGATGCGGCCAGGGTCTGCCAGCCGCATCGAGGTGCACTATGCAGCCGGGCTGGCCGAGCATTGGAGTGACCTGCCCGAACCGTTGCGACAAGGCATCATCCGGCTGGCCGCGCACGTCCATCTGGCGCGCGATGGTGGTGGCGATGCTGCGCCGCCTGCTTCGGTCAGCGCACTGTGGCGTCCGTGGCGGATGATACGGCTGTGACCCGGCGTGGCTTTGGCGATGTGCTCATGCGCCGTGCCCACAGCATCGGGCAGCGGCGTGCAGCGCAGACCGCAACGCGTCTGAGCGCCAGGATCGCTGCGGCATTCACCGGGATTTCGGTCGAAGCGACCGGTGGTCGCATCCGGTTGAGCGGCCGCGGCCTGCTGCGCCGATGGAACACCGATGCGTCCATGCGCTGGCTGGGGAGGTTGCTGCGATGAGCATGGAACACGATTTTGCGCGCGCGGCGGTCGATTGGCTGGCGGGCGATCCTGCGCTGCTGGCGCGGGTCAACGGCGTGTTCCACCGCATGCCGGCCAGGATCGCAGCGCCCTTCGTGGTGCTGGACGATGTGCTGGCGACCGACTGGGGCACCAAGGACCTGACCGGGCGCGAGGCGCGGCTGGCGTTCACCATCCAGGACGGATCGGATGATGCCGCGCCTGCCTCTGAAATCGCCGGCGCGCTCGATGCGCGGCTGCTGGGCATGCCGCCTACCGGCGCGGGCTTCCGGCTGGTCACGCTTGCGATCCTGCGCAGCCGGACGGTGCGCATCGATGGCCTCTGGCGCGTCACGGTCGATTACCGGGCGCGTCTTTTGCAACCCTGATGAAAGGACTGGAACCCATGACAGCGGAAAAAGGCAGCGCCTTCCTGCTCAAGATCGGCGATGGCGCAAGCCCGCCTGCCTATCGCACAGTCGCAGGCCTGCGCACCACGCAGATGGCGATCAACGGCGAGACGGTGGTGATAACCCACAAGGGCAGCGGCGGCTGGCGCGAATTGCTGTCGGGCGCAGGCGTGCGATCGGTTTCGGTATCGGCGGCAGGCCTGTTCCTGGGCTCGGACGCGGAAAATGCTATCCGCAGCAACGCGATGGCGGGCACGCTCGACGATTATGAGCTGAGCTTTGAGAGCGGCGCGCGGATGCGCGGGCGCTTTCTGGTCTCGCGGCTGGAATATGCGGGCGATTTCAACGGTGAACGCAACTACACGCTGGCGCTGGAAAGCTCCGGCGCGGTGACCAGCCTGTGAGCGGCGCGCAAGGCGCCAACCCCCTGCGCGGGGAGGCATCGCTGACACTGGGCGGCGCGGACGTGGTTCTGCGCCCCAGCTTCTCCGCGCTGGTGGCTGCCGAGCAGGAAGCCGGCCCGCTGTTCGATCTGGTCGAGCGGGCTGCCAGCGGCAGGCTGGGGCTGGCCGAGATCGCCGCGTTGTTCTGGCACTGCCGTGTCGAGGGAAGCTGCCCGCTGACCCGCGAAGCCTTTGGCGAGGCGCTGGCCGATGCCGGACTGGTGGCGCTGACGCCGGTGTTAAAGGTCCTGCTGCGGCAGATATTGCAGGGCCGATGAGTGCACCGAGCTTTGCCCATTCGGTTCGCGCCCTTGCCGGACTGAGCGCGTGGGCCCTGGGCTGGCGGCCGGACGAGTTCTGGCGCGCGACGCCCGACGAGCTGGCCGCGGCCTTGGGCGGTCCTGCGTCCGCCACGCCTGCCGCGCCCGATGCCAACGCGATTGCGGCGCTTTTGGCGATGTTCCCTGACCATGTGGAGATATCCGATGGATGACGAAATCGAGCAGCTGCTGGTCAGCGTGCGCGCCGACACGCAGGGCTTTGCCCGTGACGTGGCAACGATGCGCGGCCAGATCGACGGGCCATTGACCGAAGGGCTGGGCCGCGCAGGGAAGGTGCTTGAACGCGGGCTGCTTGCTGCCTTGCGGCGCGGATCATTGGGGTTTGACGACCTCAAGCGCGTGGCGTTGGCAGCCATGGAGGACATTGCCGCCGCCGCCCTTTCGCGCGGGCTGGCGTCGATCGGCCTGGGCGGCGGTGGCGGGACATCGCTGGCAGGCGGGCTGTTGTCCGGCCTGCTGGGATTGCCGGGCCGGGCGACAGGCGGGCCGGTGTCGGCAGGGCGGCCCTATCTGGTCGGTGAGCGTGGGCCGGAGCTTTTCGTGCCGTCCGGTTTCGGCAGGGTCGAGCCGCGGGGATCGGCTCCGGGCGGCCGCGATGTGCGCGTGTCGATCAGCATCAATGGTGGCGGACAATCGGCACCGGCAGCCTTGCACGCCTCCAGCCGCCAGGTCGCCCGTGCGGTGCGCCGTGCGCTGATCGAGGAGTAAGCCGATGCCCTATTGGCTGTGCGATGCGCGCGGCGACCAGCAGGCGAGCCATATCCAGCGGTTCGATCCGCGCTTCTGGACGGTGAATTTCCCGCGCCCGATGATGGCATCTGTCGTGACGACCGCGCCCGATGCGCTGCGGGTCGATGCGATCTTCTATGACCGCGAGGCCTTGGCCGGGCTGATCTGGGAGAGCGAGGACCGGTTCGATCACCCGCTGCTGGGCTATGCCACCGACCGGGATTATTCGCGCACCACGCTTACGTTCCGCTGGCGGTCGTCAGGGATCAAGCCGCTCGATGCGGTGCATGGGCCGACGCTGACCATCGAGGGCCGCGATGCCGCCGGGGCACCGCGCAGCTGGTATGTCCGGCTGTGGAACTATGCCAGCGGCACGCCTGAAGATGCGGTCATCACGCTGCCGTTTTCGGCGCTGTCAGGCGGGTTCGTCTTGCCGGGCGAAGCGGATCCGGTGCACCCGGCCGATATCGACCGGATGTTCGTTTCGCTGGTGCCGCCCGATTATGATGGCACGCCAGGACCGCTGGCCGTACCGGCATCTGGCTGGGCCGAGATGACCGCCATTGCCTGCGATGGCGCAAGGGCCATGCTGGAGGTGGGCGATGTGCTGGTGCCACCGCACGGACTTGCCATGGCAACGGCCTATGACGACAGCTTCAACCTCACCCCCGCACGGCTGGTCCGCAATATCGTCGGGCTAGGGTACCGCGGATCGATCAACCATTATGTGGGGATGAGCCATTATTTCTCGCTGGCGCGCTCCGGCGAGGCGATGCTGGTGACGACGGATGGCGGCGCGATCAACGCCCCGTGCGCTGCCTGGCATCATAGCCTTGCCGACGAGGCAAAGCGCTGGGGGTTCAGCCCGATCGTTTCACTATCCTACGAGCTGTTCGATGCGCATTGCCCACCCGCATGGAAGCAGCGCGCCGAAAACGGCGACCCAGCGCTGACCGGCTGGGTGCCGCCATCGACGCTGCTCAGTCCTGCAAACCCGGAGGCGATGGCCTATCTGCAGGCGGTCGGAGTAGCGTTTGCGCAGATCATGGCCGATGCAGGTTTGCCGGTCCGCTTCCAGGTGGGTGAGCCGTGGTGGTGGATCATGCCCGATGGCCGCATCTGCCTGTACGATACGGCAGCCATTACGGCCTTTGGCGCAGCGGCGGTTTCAATCCCGACAATCCGCGGCCCGATGAACCCGGCGCAGGCGGCAATGCTGGATTTGGCAGGCGCAATGCTGGCGGCCTCCACGGCGGCGTTGGTCGATGCCGTGCGGGAGGCTTTGACGCCCGTTCCGGTGGAAACGCTTGTGCTGGTCTACCTGCCGACCGTGCTCGATTCCGCTGCACCCGATGCGCGGCGCGCCAATGTGCCGACAGGCTGGGCCTGGCCTGCCTTCGATGTGCTCCAGCTCGAAGATTACGACTGGGTGATCGAAGGGCGATTTGCCGCGCAGGAGGCCGGGCTGGCGCTGATGCAGCAGCGGCTGGGCTATCCGCTGGCACGACAGCATTACATGAGCGGCTTTGTGCTGCTGCCCGAGCAGGCCGGTGTCTGGGCCTCGATCGCGCGGGCAGCCGACATGGCCAAGGCGCGCGGCGTTGCCGAGACCCTGGTCTGGGCGTTGCCGCAGGTGGCGCGTGACGGCTTTGTCTATTTCGACCTGGAAGTACAAGGGGATGGCACGATGCAGGCCTTTGACGATGTAAGCTTTCCGCTGCCGATTGGGCGTGATGCGGAGAGCACCAGCCGCTTTTCCACCCAGATATTCCGTTCGGTGACGGGACACGAAACGCGCAACAGCCTGTGGGCCGATGCCAGCCTGAGTTTCGATGTCGGCCCCGGCGTAAGGTCCGAAGCCGATTGCGCCGAACTTGTGCGGTTCTTCCGGGCAAGACGCGGTCCGGCGCGGGGCTTTCGGCTGCGCGATCCGCTGGATCACAGTTCAGCACAGGACAATGCCGCGCCGCACCCCGCCGATCAGCTGCTGGGTGAGGGCGATGGCGTTCGTTCGGAATTCGCATTGATCAAGCATTATGGCGACCCGCCCGATGCACAGCAGCGCCGTATCACCCGGCCGGTGGCAAGATCGGTGAGCGTATCGATCGACAACGCACCCGTTTCCGGCTGGACGCTGCAACCGGGCGGTGTGATCCGGTTCGCCGTGCCGCCAGCCGCAGGGACGCAGGTTCGCGCAGGGTTTCTGTTCGATGTTCCCGTTCGCTTTACAGCGGATGACTTGACGGTGAGTTCCGCAACATTCGCGGCGGGCGAGGCGGTGTCGGTACCGCTCGTCGAAATCCGCGAGGCACAATGAGGACGCGGTGGTTCGATCGTCCGCTCGATACGATCGCCATGCTGTGGCGGGTCGAACGGCGCGACGGCGTAACCCTGGGCTTTGCAACGCACGACCGCGACCTGAGCGTGGATCACATCGTGTATCACGCGGCGCCCGGTATGCTGCCGTCTGCGATCGAGATGGATGATGGGCTTGATCCGTTGGACATGGACATCGCAGGCGCGCTCAGCCACGCGCTGATCCGCAGCGACGATCTGGCTGCAGGACGGTGGGACCATGCGGCGGTAGCGATCGGGCTGGTCGACTGGCAGGACCCGGCCAGCGGTGCCAGCTGGTTCTGGCACGGACACCTGGGCGCGGTTTCCCTGGAGCCAAACGGCTTTTCCGCCGAGCTGCGTGGCCTGAAGGCCCGGCTCGACCAGCCTTATGCACCCGCCGCATCGCCATCATGCCGCGCCGATTTTTGCGGACCGGGCTGCGGCCTCAGTCGTGCGGCGCATGAACGGGTGGCCGCGGTGACGGACGCAACCGACGAAGGCGCAACGTTCGAGTTGATCGATGCCGTGGAGGGCGATGCTTTCGTGTTCGGCCAAGTCCGCTGGGTGACCGGGCGCAATACCGGCCTTTCAGCCGATATTGTCGGGCAGTCCGGTGGGCGGCTGCAAACCGACGACGCATGGCCTGTGCTGCCGCAGCCCGGTGATCGGGCGCTGCTTCTGGAGGGGTGCGACAAATCGCTTGCGACCTGTGCCGGTCGGTTTGGCAACGCCCTCAATTTTCGCGGAGAACCGCATCTTCCGGGCAATGACCTGCTCACCCGGTTCGTGTCGTTCTAATGGAAGGCCAGCTCCGATGCGCATGACGGAACCGGAAAAGCTGGGCGCAGCCGCGCTCGAGCTGGTCGGCGTGCCTTTTCGCATGCACGGGCGCGATGCCGCCACCGGGCTCGATTGTGTCGGGGTGGCTCTGGCCGCGCTCGAAGCAGTGGGGCGATGCATCGCCGTTCCCGATGACTACACCCTGCGCGGTGGCGATCTGCAGCGCTTCGATCGGTGGGCTGCGGAGTGCGGACTGCGCCGCGTTTCACCAGAGAACCCGGAGGCGACGGGCGACATCGTCCTGGTGCAAGCCGGGATCCAGCAGTTCCACGTCCTTGTCGATGCAGGCGCGGTGATGGTGCACGCACATCTTGGCCTGCGCCGTGTCGCTGCGCTGCCCAAGCCGTCACAATGGCCCGTTCTGCGCCGCTGGCGGTTGGAAGAGGGGGACTGATACGATGGCAACTTTGGTATTGAGCACGGTCGGCACGCTGGTCGGCGGGCCGCTGGGCGGCGCGCTTGGCGCATTGATCGGACGCGGCATCGATCAGACCGTGCTGTTCCGCCCCAAGGACCGCGAAGGTCCGCGCCTGACCGATCTTGCGGTACAAAGCTCGCAATATGGCAGCCCGTTTGCCAGGGTTCATGGCCGCGTGCGGATTGCCGGAACGGTGATCTGGGCCACGGACCTGAAAGAACGACGTGTCCGCGAAGGCGGCGGCAAGGGGCGGCCCGGGACCACCCGGTACAGCTATTCGGTATCCTTCGCAGTCGCTCTGTCGAGCAGACCGGTGACAGGCGTGGGGCGCATCTGGGCCGAGGGCAATCTGTTGCGCGGGGCAGACGGCGTGTTCACCAGCGAAACCGGTTTTCGGCTGCACCACGGCCATGGCGATCAACCGCTCGACCCGCTGATCGCTTCGGCAGAAGGCGTGGGCACGTGCCCAGCCTATCGGGGTATGGCCTATGCCGTGTTCGAAGACATGGCGCTGGAGGATTTCGGCAATCGTATTCCGTCACTGACCTTCGAGGTGATCGGCGATGACGGAGACGTTCGGTTGGCTGACATTGTCGCAGGCGAAGGCCAGATCCAAGCCGGAATGGACGATGCGAGCTTTGCGGTGACCGGATTTAGCCTGGCGTCAGAGACACGCCGGGAGCTGCTGCAGACGGTCGCGACCGGGTTCCCCCTGGTGCTGGGCGAATCAACCGGGGTTTTGCAGGCGCGCTGGCGCGAGCATCTGCCGCCAGGGTACGCCGTTATCCAGCGTACATCGCTGCTGCTGCGCTCTGCGGACGCCGGAGCATCGATGGCGATGACGCGGCAACGCAGCGCGCCGCGGACCGGCGCATTGGCGCTGCGCTATTATGAGCCGGAGCGCGATTATCAGCCCGGCCTGCGCCGCACCGGCAGCAGCGCCAGCGGGCGTGTGCGGCAGGTGGAATTGCCTGCGGTCATGCGCGCCGGTGTGGCCCAGCAGCGTGCCGAACACCTGTTGCGTGCGGAACGTGAAGGCCTGGACCGGATCGAGTTGCGCTGCTGTGTGCTGGATCTGGCAACGCTGCCGGGTGAGGTCGTTTCGGTCGAAGGGGTCGAAGGGCGCTGGCGGGTGCAGCGTTGGCAATGGAGCGCGGACGGCGTCGACCTTGTGCTGGTACGCCATCGCCCCACGGGCAGCGCGCCACCTTCTGCGTTAGATCCCGGACGCAGCGTGAATGCTGCCGACGCAGGCATCGGCCCGACACGCTTTGCGCTGTTCGATCTGCCTTCGCCCCAAGACCGGCCCCTGGACCATCCCAACATTGCGCTGGCTGTTGCCGGACGATCGGCAGGGTGGCGCGGCGCGCAGGTCTACAGGCTGGACTCTGAAGATGCGTTGGCCGAGCCGCTCGACTTCCTTCGTGTGGCTACCACCATGGGGGATGTGCTGGAGCCACTTGCAGCTGGCACAGCGCTGCTGCGAGATGATCGTAACGACCTGATCGTCAGGCTGGTGCGGGATGGACCCTTCGCGCTGGTCAATGCGGATGCGGACGCGCTGTCTCGCGGGGCGAACCTTGCCATGGTGGGGGCCGAAGCGATCCAGTTCGCGCATGTCACGCCGCTTGGAGACCTGACGTTTCGTCTTTCCGGGCTGCTGCGCGGTCGAGGGGGTACGGAAGACACGATCGCCAGCCATGTCGCGGGAGAGACTTTCGTGTTGATCAACGAGGCACTGGGGCTGGTCGATCCAGAACTGATCGGTCCGGGGCCGGGGTTTGGCGCCGCAGTGCTGGGGCGAGACGATGCCGCTCCGGTTTCGGCCCATCTGGCAACTGTCGGCCGCGCAGGCCTCCCGCTATCTCCGGTGCACGGTGGCTGGCATGACGATGGCGAAGGCGGCGGGGGACTGCGCTGGGTCCGCCGCAGCCGGGGCGGCTTTGCCTGGCGTGATGACATCGACGTGCCGCTCAGCGAGGCGATGGAAGCCTACCGCGTTTCGATCGTTGCCGACGGCGTGACGGTCACGACGACTGTTGTCGATCGCCCTCAGATCACTTTCGATCCGGCGACGCTTGCGGCGTTCAGGGCGGCCGCCACGCATTCGCTTGAAGCGACGATCGCCCAAGTGGGTGCGCTCGGCCTGTCGCCCGGGATGACCGTGGCCATTCCGCTTTGA